TCCATGCCAGTTGTAGCGAAAATGCCCACGAGTCATTTCGACACAGTCATTCGTATGCTCAAGCGTGCTGAGTCTGATAGGGTGAAGCAAGTTCGAATGGCTTCGTTTAGGAATCTAAAGCGTTTGGGTGTCAAACGTGATGTTAGCAAAGCTGTGGTAAAGCTTCCGAAAGGGAGTGATCAGGTGGATGTGGGCTCTGTCGTTACGTGGATGGATAAGATAAAGCCTGAGAATAAGTCTGCAATCCGACAGTTGGTAGCCATGGATGCTACTTCGGTTCGTAGGATGCAAGCGTAAAGCAATGCCTATTCCGAAGCCAGGTCAAGGAGAAAGTCGAAGTAACTTCATTCGGAGATGTATGTCGAATGGAGTTATGAGTAGTGAATATCCCGACGACAGTCAACGCATGGCTATTTGCTCTTCTCAATGGAGAGGAAGAAACGTGGATGTAAACACAAAGCTGTTAGAGTTGGTAAAGTCTCGTAGGCAGAAGCAGAAGAAGGAGCCTTTTTCTTACGGGGTTCTTACAGCGGATGTTTACGTTCGCACTCTGATGGAGTGCGTGGGTTTGGATTGTTGTAACAAGTTTGTTGGTAATGGACAAGCTACTTTCAATGATCTGCTGAAAAACTCACATCGAACGTTGGTCTATAGCAATCCTGAGATGGTGATTGAAGAGAAGCAGAGTAATGGAAGCCTCCAATTGCCAGATGGGGTAGAGTTGCCTAAGAATACGTTGATGGCTTTTCGTCACGTGTTGAGTACTCCTAGGAAGGATCGGGATGGTGACATTCTCCGATCAGAAGGAGCTGTTGTAGATCCTAAGATGCTTTTACTTTGGCAGCATGTGCATACACTGCCTATTGGGAAAATGCTGGCCATCGCGGAGCAAAATGAGAAGCGGTTGGTTTTGTATAGTGCCATCGTGGACATGAATGAGTTGTGTCATGACGCTGCTGTGATGGCTGATAATGACATGGCTCGCTTTAGTCATGGATTCCGAGCACTGAAGTTCGACGATATTAAAGGAGATCAATCCGATTCTCCTAGCGGCTTTGATGTGAAGGAATGGGAGGCAATGGAAGAGTCGATGGTAAGCGTTCCTAGCAACGTTGATGCTAATACGGAGGAGGTTTTAATTTCGTTGGTGGAACGTGGAAAGATGACTAGTAACTTGATGAGGGAATACAGCAGGTCGCTTCTGGAGAAGAGGCCAAAGCAGGTCCCCGGAGTAGAGATTAGATTTAGCGAACGTCTTGGTGAGTACGATCGTGAATTGGTATGTAGTAGCTTTGCCGAGTTGAAACAAGCTCATGATGCTGGTTTGATCGGAATAGGAGACGAAGAAAATGAGAACAAGTCCGGAAGTAGAAGCAATGAGACAAAAGGAAAAAGAGAAGAACAAAACAGCTCTAGCTCATCAAAAGAAACCAATGAGTTGTCCGTGCAAGGAGAAAAAGACGGACAAGCCAGTAACTCGCAAGTGAAGCGTATGGCATTAACCGGAAGTTGGGAGTGCATAGAGAGGAGATTAAGAGCTGAGGCAAAACGCTACTTGGCAATGATGGGAATACGAATCTCTGAACGTGATATGGTTTGGATTGCAGGCACTTTCTCAAATCATGTGATCGTCTGTGTTGAAAAGTGCGAGTCTGGAGTGTCTGATGAGTATCGTTACTTCCGTTTGAATTGGACAATGGATGGAGATGAGCCTAGTTTTTCTGGAGAACCGGAACAGGTTGAACTAGTAACCACAACCGAAATAATCGAACGTTCCCCGTTGTATGATACGAAATGTTTGAACGGGGAGAAACGAGGGCGGGTGATAAGTAAGGCGAATGAAGGCAAGATTCGTGAGGCAATAGAGGACGTTAATGAGGCCGCTGGTCTTGACGTCTCTAGGGCTTGCAAGTCTTTACTTCGCTCAGCATCTAGCAATTTGACTCAGGTATTAGAGAGTCTTGGTGCTGTAGAGCCAGAAGAGTCGGAACAGAGAGAAACAAGTGTGATTGAAGCGATGGGTGTTGTTTTGTCTGAAGCTTCAGCAGAACAAAGAGAAACAATGAAGGCTTCGCTACAAGCCCTTGCCGATGGTGAGAAGCGAAGCTCTTTAACGAAGCAGTATCTTGCCTGTGTGGGTAAGAAACAATAACGTCGCGATGATCGTGACGAGTTTTTATTATCTGTCGGCAATGAGGTATTTGAGATGAATCTAACAGCCGAATTGAAAAAGTGGATCATCGACCACTGCGACGTGAAAGCAGACGCGACGGACGATGAATTCAAAAAGACCGCTGGCGAAGCCCTCGCAACGGGCAAGCTGACGACTGACAAGTTTGCAGAACTGACGACTGAGAAGTCCGAGGATCCTGCGAATGAATTCCAAAAGCAGATGGCGTCAATGGCGGACGGCATCGGTAATCTTGTCAAGCTTCTAACTCCGAAGGAAGAGACGGAGGACGAGAAGAAAGTCAAAGCTGACAAGGCTGAGGCAGAAGCCAAGGAGAAGGCGGAGAAAGAGGCTAAGGAGAAAGCTGACAAGGAAGCCAAGGAGAAGGAATTGAAAACTAAGTCACAGCCTTCTACAATGGCTAAGATGATCGCTCGTTTCGGTGGAACGCCTGAAGATATGGGCGATAAGGATATCACTGTTCGAGTTAAGGAGGTGGCTGAGCAATATGACTCGACTACTAAGGCCATGACCTATCCGACTCATACTAAGAGCGGCCGAGGCCATCCTCTTGCTGGACGTCCGGTAATGGACTTTGGCGAGCGTGGACGAGTCATTGATGAGCCTAGTGATCTTAATAAGGCTGTCAGTGGAGCTTTCGCCAAGTTCCTTTGTGCCACGGCTCGTCGTGGTGGAAGCAAGACTTTCGGCTTCCAGGCTTTGCCTCAGCATGACAAAGAGCTGCTACTTTACGCAATGGAAAATATGAAGTGGTCGGGTGCTTCGGACGGCGGCGACTATGCTGACATTGTTAGTCGGAAGCTTTTTGATGACGAGAAGCAAGCGTTGATTGACGACGCTACTAGTGGTGGATTCGAAGCTGCCCCGATCGTGTTCGACCATCAGGTGATTCAGGTTCCTTTGCTTCACGGTGAGTTGTTTCCTCTAATCAATACGATTCCTCTCGATCGGGGACGTCGTGTCGAAGGTGTTGCTACTGGCACAGTGACCGGCAGTTGGGGAGGAGTGGATGATACTGCAATCACTCTATTCAACACTGCCAGTTACGTCAGTGCTTTCGATACCACCATTTACCGATGGGAAGGAGCTATTCGTATTGGCCTTGACTTCCTGAGCGATACGCCTATTGACTTTGGCGCGCACATCACTGCTCAGTATGGTGAGCGTTTATTGGAAGACTTAGACGATGTGGTTGCGACTGGCAATGGAACTACCCAGCCGGAAGGCGTCATAAACAAAGCAGGGGCTACGGCAGTTGTTTGGGGTGCTGCTACTTCTATTGGGAACTACGAATCCTTGAGATTCTCGATTCCGAAGAATGAGCATCGTCCTAATGTTGCGGCTTCTGCGGTGTTCTGTGGAACGGAAACCTCCTACCAACGGGCGATGGCTATTCCTGTTGGGGCTGCGGATGCCCGGCGGCTGGCCTACACCAACGAGTTGCCGAACTATGATGGTTACTCGTGGATGAAGCGGCCGTACAAGATAAACGAGTCGTTGACCAACGCTCAAATCTTTTACGCCATCCTAGCTCGTTACCGAATGTATCGACGCCGTGGCCTGACTATGAGGACAAGCACTGAGGGCGACACGTTGATTCGTCGCAACGAGCTGCTTATGGTTGCGATGTGTCGTTACGGTGGGCAGTTGGAAAGAGGAGCTGTTGCGGGGATCGTGACGGACGCTCCTGCGTAGAACGTTGACATCCTTTTGCAATGCCCCGTCCGCTGGTTTTGTTCTTCGGCTGGGGGGCGGGGCTTTTTAGTTTTCAGAAGAACATCGAAGAATATGAGGAAGAACAAATGCCTAGTACAAGCGAGAAGAGCGTTTCTGTAATGCCTTTTGGGGTTGAGGTGGATCATCCTCGTAACAATGATCTGATCGTCCAATGCATTCCAGGTTGTCGTCTGCGAAGCGTCATCAAAGCAAGTCGTTCGATAATCGATCATAAGACTGGCGAGGCTAGAATTCCGGTGGATCAGTCTCGTGGGCTGGCTACGATCCCAGAGCTGCCAGGGATGCAACTGCATATCAACCCTGCTAAGTGTAGCTATACCATTATAGATCCGATGCGTGATGATGAAGAGCTTTGCGAGACACTTCGCAAGCGAATGTCGGAGTCTTCTCCATTTCGTGTTGGTGGAAGAATCAATGGTGTAGCTCCTCAGAATGGCAAGCTTGACAAGCACCGAATGAAGAGCCTTTGCCGTGAGGTTCTTCACATGCTGAACAATGACTTTGTTCGGATTATTAAAGGAGTAGAACCGAAGCTAGAAGACATTGAAGAGCTGCCGGGCAATTTCCTTTTGAATCCAGGCAGTCGAATTCCCAATCAGCAGCCGGTTTTCGAACGTGATTATCCGAAGTGGATAGAGCAACTTACTCGCGCTGGGGGATAGACGTTGGCTATACGAAGACAAGATCCGACGACGGGTAAGAGGTTAGGAGGTGGCAAAGCTGCTAGAAAGAAGGCAGCGGAGAAGGCAGCGGAGAAGAAAGCAGTTAGGACTGCGAAAGCTACGGATAGAAGGTTTGCTCGCACGGCTCGTTCTCTAA